TTCGAATCCCTCCCTCACCGCCATATTACTTTCTTAACTCCTTGATTTCCCTTCCTTTTATCCTAGCTCAATAGTTCCAAATTACCTATGTGTCCAAGATGTGTCCATTTTGCTTAATGGATTTAGTCTTACGGCGTCGTTTAGGTGTTCTTTGCTGAATTTCGCGTATTTCATGGTCATCTTGATGTCGGCATGACCGAGGATGCTTTGCAGTACCCGAATGTTTCCACCATTCATCATAAAGTGGCTGGCAAAGGTATGGCGTAGAACGTGGCTGGCTTGTCCTCTCACGGTTCTGACACCAGAGCGCAGTAAAGCCCTTCTGAACGATTCCTGGCAGTTGGTGAACTCGCCTTTGTCCCTGATGTGCTGCTTTACTTCCTGGAACAATGCTTCATCTAATGGAATGATTCGATTCTTCTTGGACTTGGTGTAGGTCAGGTAGACCTGATTGTTTTTGAAGTGGTGATCCTTCCGACTCTCTATCTCTCCCCAGCGAGCACCGGTAGACAGGCAAATCTTGGTTATCATCATCACATGGCGACTTTTGCTGTTCTTCTGTATGTCTTCGAATAGAAGCTGGATCTCTTCACTGCTCAGGAAGATCAGCTCTTTCTCATGGGTACGGATCTTTTCTATGGGCTGAAAGGGATTGCAGTAACCAATGATGGCATTCCTGAATAGAAAGTTATAAACGGCATTTATATAGCCCAGAATGTTGTTCAGGGTTTTGTCACCGATGCCTGCCTCTCTCTTTTTCTTCTTATACTTGTGCCAGTCCCTTGTAGTGACTTCTTTGGCTATCGGGTTTCCCAGTGCATCACAGAAGCGAATCAGGTTCTTCAGGGTGCGCTCATTGTCGGCCAGCTCGATGCCTCTGGCTTCATACCATATATCAATGAGCTCTCTCAGAGTGCGATCATCTTTCTCTGGTGCTTCCTTATCTTTCTCGGCTATGCACTTATCTCGATACTGGATACATTCCAGCTTTGTTTTTGCGGTATGACGATATCGCTTGCTGCCAATTCGGAAATCAATTTTCCATTGGTTGTTATTTTTTCTGATGGGCATATGTTTTCTATTGTATGTATGGCTGGTAGTTGTATGAAAACCATTTTCTTATGGAATATTTCATATTGTTGGATTTGTTAAAATTAATTGCAATTAATTTATTTCTAATTTTGTCTGCATATGCAGACATGATTTTTGTATTTATTTTTGATAGCAATTAAATGTTTTTAATATCTGGTAGATTTTCAGTTTGGCTTTTTGATAGCAAAATATATGTAGGTATATGTTTTATGTATAGGTATGCATATTTTTTATATATACACATGCATATGTGATGTATATGCGGTGCATATATAACGTATATACATCTCCCGTATATAAATATGTAAAAAATACTTTTTACATATTTATTGGTTAAAAAATGTTGATTTTTAATAATTGATTATGTATTCCTATTGTTTCCTTAAATCGACATGGAACGTTGATCAATGATAGAGCCAAATGATGGAGAATATTTTATACAGTCAGTTGAGTCCTTTGCCCAACGGGTCGGAGTATCTGCTGAAACAGTCCGAACTTGGATTAAGGACAACAGAATTCCCACGATAAAAATGGGGAAACGTCGTTTAATCGATATCCGCAAGTTGAAAGCCAAGCTCGATAATGATGACTGATACTCACTGCAATAAAGCTCTAAAACATCTGTAATTATAGCTTGAAATACATGGTCTTACCTGTCTTTAGAGAGCCTTTTTTTGAAGCGAGGACGCAGAAAACAAGCGCACGATTCCACAGAAAGACTTTCCCAGCAAGTAGATGAGGCTTTGAAGCTTCAGGCTGATTTACCGTATATATTCTGCAATACCCTGTCATGGGTTGAATATGCCCGTTACATTCAATCAGAAAACTCCGTCTGGTTTCTGGATGTTGAGGAATCCATCAAACGATCAAGGCAATGAATTTTAATTATTGCTTTGGATGCCATTGTGCTTCACTTTTTTTGGCGATTTTCCCCATCGCCATAAAAAAATTGAAAGCATAATGGTAAGGCTCCAAAGCAAAAATTAAAAATTCATTTTGGTTGTTTTAAGTGGTTATAGGTCAGTGTTAGAAAGTTTATTTTCACCTATTGCGCATTTGGAAATCTGTGTATTTAATTCAACACAGGTGAACCAAAAAAGGAGAAAATAAAAAATGGAAACCACCGTCAAGGCTCTCTACCTGGGAGCTAAAGTTACCGAGTTTGAAAGCTCACGCTACTTAAAGGTTTTTCTTTCTGGAACCGGTGAGGATGATGATCCAAACATTTTTGGTTTGGATGTCATGATTTGCAGTTCTGATTATGAAAAGCTCGTTGATTTTCAATCACTGCAACCCTTAAAGCCGTATGAGTTTCGAACCAAAGTGATGTCCGGTTCAAAACAACGAATCTCTATCAAGATTCTTGGCATTAAAAAACCGGCATTAGAAAAGGCGGTTAAATAATGCAACTGCTTCTGTGTGATGGCTTTAGTTCGGATTCAGAAGGGCAGATTACCTGCTCTGGTGAGTCCGCCACCATCACGCTTGAAGAGGTGCAGGCGATCCCTGCATCGACTGGGCTGACGAAAGAACAGGCGGATGCCCTGATCAGCGCAACTCTCCTGTTGCTGGTCATCGGATTTATCTTTGCCCTGATCCTTCGTCAATTACGTTAACCAACAAGGAGATTAGCCATGAAGAAGCTAAAACACCTTGCACTCCTGCTGGCAACTTCAGCAATGGCATCCAGTGCCTTTGCCGAGATTGATGTGTCAGCAGCCACTACTGCCATTTCAACCGATGGTTCGACAGCGATTACCGCTGTGGGTACTGCATTGATTGGCGTGGCGGCACTTGCCGTGGTGTTCAAGTGGGTCAAAGGCGCGATTTTCGGCTGAGACCTGTTTGCATGGGTTGGCGGGAGGCTCGTTCTCCCGTCTTTTATTAACAATTTTATAAGGATGATCAGGCGATGTGGGTTCCAGACTATGGATGGTTCTATGTGCTGGTTGTCCTTGTGGCTGTCTGGGCTATGCGGCCATGAAACTACTTTTACTGGTTATTTTGCTTTCTGCTTTCAGTTTGGACTCCTATTCTTATCAGCCTGGTGGTGCTGACTGTAATTCGCCAATCGGTCAAACCTATTCCCATAACTCTGGCTCAACCTACTCAGTCCGTTTGCTGTCCCATGTTCATAATGGTTTAAGCCCTTATCCGAACAGCACCCTATACAACTACTGTCCTCCCGATGACCAGTCTTCAAGCTTCACTGCGCTCTACAATTTCAGTACACCGCCTGAGTGCGAGGTGTATGACGAAACCGGTTCCTGTACTTCGTCATGCTTAACAGCAAAACCAATCACCAGTTCCACCAATGCTCAAACGGCTTGTTACAACCAGTGCAGCTATACCTCACTGGGAGGGTTCCGTGACTATGACAACGCACTGGCTCCCATCGCTTATGAATACATTCCAACTGGTGGGGCTTGTACCAGTAATGAAGAAACGACTCAGTTAGCCGGTATCAGCGAATACACCGAAATCAATGAAGATGAACTGCCTTGCCGAACGGATGGGTACACTCAGGTGTGTATCAGTGCTGATCAAACCTGCAAGCTGGTGAATGGGGTTCCTGTCTGTATTGATAACGAAACAAGAGAAGATAAGTTCAACTGCGGAACCTTTAATGGTGAAGTGGTCTGCTTTGAAAAGAATGCCTATAGCAACTGCAAATATGTCAACGGTGAATACCTTTGCACCTACCCTGAAGGTGATGTCGTTGACCCAAATTCTGCTGATCATCCTGCCAATGGTGGCAATGCTAATGGCAACAGTTCGGATGATATTCTTGATCAGCAGGATCTCACGGATAACACACCCGAAGCACAAACTGTCCAGCAAATCGTCAAAGAAACCGGTATTCGCCAGCAAGCCGAAAAGCAGGCAGAGAACGACAACCCCAAATCGGCATTCTCTGGCTTTGAATGCGATAAAGAAGTGACCTGTTCTGGTGATGCGATTCAGTGCGCCATTGCTCGAATGGAGAAGAAGCAGCTGTGCCTCTCGCAATATAATGACGGTGAAATCAACTCTATCATCAGCAACAACCCAAACATGTCTCCATTGGGATCACTACCGGGGGATACGCTGGAAATCCATGTTGAAGACTTTCTGGAAACCGATGAGTACGTTACCTCTGACAGTCAATGCCCCGATCCGATTAGCTTTACTGTCCTCGGTGCTGAGTTTGAATTTGCCCTGACTCCATTATGTGACCTGGCTTCCTATATCTCATGGTTCATTCTCTTCGCCACCTGGTTCTCAATGGCGGTGATATTGGCCAAGTCTCTCGGCAACGGATAGGAGCAGATTATGGGCTACATACTGACTTTCATTGTTTCCACCATTGTTCCCATCGCATGGCTATTACTGCGAGGGCTTGGGGTAGGCGTGGTCACCTATTTTGGCTTGGATATCATGGTGGATTATCTGGGCGAGCAGATACAGGCCAACTTTGATGGTATGCCAGTGGCCATGTTCCAAATGCTTTCTCTGCTTGGCATCCCCAAAGCGGTCAATATCGCACTGTCGTTTATCACCGTGATCATGGTGATCAAGGGTGTCTCCTATTTCAATGGACGGCCAAAACAAAGCGTTTCCTTCTGGAAAGGCTTTGGTGGCTAGTCCTGAACCACGGGTTGTTAACGCTGTCTATTGAGCCGCTGGAAACGGTGTTCTTTTCCTGAAAAGAACTCGGTTTTCTGCGGAACCCAAAATCAGCAGTCATTAACAATCCGCAAGGATGACCACAGGAGAAAAGGGACAAGTGCGATGCTTCACTTCATTACCGGCAGACCAGGTGCCAGCAAAAGCCTGAACTGTTTCAAAACCGTCTGCACCGATAAGAAATACGCTGGCAGACCCAAGTTCTACAACAACATCAAACTGAACCTGCTGAACTATCAGCAGTGCCAGACCTTTCAGGCGTTTTTCTACGACATCTATCTACCGTCGCTGACCAAGAATCAGAAGTCAGTCATCGCTCCGATGATCCAGCCCATTCATGAACAAAAGCGGTTTGTAACGCTGGAAGATGCGCCATTTCTGGAACAGGCATTTCAGCAGCATGATCCACTGAGGCAATGGCTGAAGTGGGTCAAAGTCTGCTATCCAGCTTCACAGGTACAGAAGGTCTCTGAGATCGAGAAGAATGCACCTGAAGGGGTGGAACTCACTTTCAAGGACTTCGAGCATCTGAACCTGCACTGGACACATTTCCCCGATCCCCACCAATGGTTTGATCTGCAAGGCTACTCGGTGCTGGTCATTGATGAGGCACAGGAGTTCTTTCCGGTACGCTCCGGCAAAGACAAAGTTCCTTTGTATGCGTCACGCTTTGAGAAGCATCGCCATGACAGTTTCGATGTAATCCTGATTACCCAGCATCCGAACTTTCTCGATGTGCACCTGAGAAGGCTGTGCGGACACCATACCCACTACTTCAATTTCTGGGGTTCCTCCAAAGTCACCCGATTCACCTGGGACAAGTGCGTTGATCCTGATGATCACTTTGCCAAGAAAGAAGGGCGCAAGTCCGTCACTGGCAAACCCAAGAAATACTTCGGGGTCTACTTCTCGGCGTTTGAGCACACCCACAAGCTGAGCTTGCCGCCGGTGATCTGGCTGATCCCGATGCTGCTCGGTGCTGTCGGCTTTGCACTCTATCTCGGTTACACCACGCTTACCCCTGATCAACAAGGCGAAGCCGCACCAGCACCGGAACCCTCCGGTTCTCTATTGCCGGTTGCTGACACCGAACCTCAAAGCCGTGAGCAGTATCTGGAAGAGCGCAAGCCGAGGATCGTCGGCATCACACATACGGCTCCGGTCTACGATCACCTCACCAAACCCCGTTCTTTCCCGAAACCCCAGAACTGTGTGCTCTGGCGGGAAGGCACCGAACAGGAGGTCTGCATCTGTTACTCCCAGCGGGTGACTCGCATGGATGTGCCGGACTACCTGTGCAAAGCCATTGTCCACAATGGCTACTTTGACGAAACACTCTCGGATAAACGACACGACCGGAACAGTCGCCGCAGCAACCGACGGGAGATCGAGCCCTATGACGAACTCTGAGCCATGCACTGTGCGAGGCTGACACGCGCAGCGCAGCCCGCACAGGCGGACGTTCCTGTAGCACGTCATTAAAAAAGGGTAGTGAAAAACGAAAAGTTATAAAAAGGATTTTTGATATGAAACATTTGGATCGTTATGAACCATCAGAGGATGGTAAGACCACAAATCAACAGGATAAGGGACTTCTGTTCGTTCACCCCAAATTTGGGAAAGTGCAGGATCTCTATCTTGAGAACTTCCAGATCGTAGGAACCTATGTGGATACCTTACGACAACTGTTCAAAGGAGCCATGAATCTGGATTTCCTGACGGATATCGAGGACTCACTGAGTTTTGGGGAGAAAACCTTTCGATTTGTTGGCCATGACTGGATACTGGGCAAGAGTGGTAAGGCATCGGGTTATCAGTACCGGCTCCAGAATAATCAACTGGGGGTGATCATCTTCTGCAAAATGTTCCACTCTAGGGCGGAATCCATTGGTTCCCATTTGAAAATCGAATGCTCTCCTTGGTTTCTGGATAACCGATCTCCGAAAAAGGTGGATCAATTCCTGGCGAATATTGCCAAGAAAGTACTCCGGTGTGCTGAACCCCATTATCCCGCTATTCATCTGGCGGTAGATGTACAGNGATGGAAACCGGATAACGACTTGTCAGAGAGAATGACTTGTAAATCCAGACGGGTCTCCAATTACTTTGGGATTGATAAAGCGGAATTCACCGTATCGGATGTCTCCTGTGTCTATGATCGTGCCCAGTCCTTCAAGTTTGGTTCTGCGGGTGCGGTACAGTTGGCGATCTACAACAAGACCATACAGGCGAGGGATNTTGATAAGTTCGANTANATGGAACACAANTGGCAGGAGAGNACCNNNCTNGATGANGGNTCCAGTGGNTATGATCCTGAGTCTGATGTCTTCCGGTTTGAGGTACGATTCCACCANTCNGTGATCCAGCAATTTGCNNTGGGAACCTGNAATAAAGAAACNGGTGAAATCGGCGTNAAAATGAACACCTACNCTGAGGTNATNAANCATATNCAGGCACTCTGGCAATACGGTCTGAGATCCTTCAAGCTCAAATACAACAGCAACTACCTTGACCCCATTTGGACAATCCTGCTGGAAGATATCGTATTCAAATACCCTGAATCCGCCTATAAAGACAACCTCCATTACAAACGGTATTACAAGAAAGCCACGTCCTTCTCAGGCAAGAACTACCAGCTCTATATTGGTAATCTCCTGTCGGCCTGTGCAAGAAAAGGGCTGAAATTCAAAAGGGTGCTCAGGGAGCTACAGGGGAGCGTAATCTGGGACGATATTGCTCAGCACTACGAGAAAAAGAATACGACCGAAAATCAGCTGATTGAAAGACTGCGGGAGTCTTACCAAGAAAGAATACTGCTGGGGTACAGCATATAAAGACAAAAAACAGAAAGGGGATAAACCCCCATCTGTTATTTCTTGGTAGAGCGAGTCGGTTGCTCCAATGAGGACTGATTTTTCAGGAAGCTGTGAAGGATTTCCAGAATGGTTACCAGTTCTTCAACTTCGGAATTATAACTCTCGCGGATCACCTTGGTGGTGTATTGGCTCAGTTCTGCGATTTCATGACGCTTGGTTTCAAGCTGGTTTTTGGTCAGATGTATCAGGGTGCAGAGCATTGAGTTAGTGAGTGTTTTCATGATGTCTTACCTCGTTTGCTGAATGTAATTTGTCCAGGAACGACAGGTAAGGACGTGTCCAAAAAATGTTTTGTCCGTAGAGGCAACAGATTTATTGGACTAAGTCTGGTGTTGTTCAAAATTACCGGTATTCAGCAGGAGGTAGGCATTCAGAATAAACCTGACGTATAGACTCAAACTCCTGAACATAGTCCGGACTGAGGTTGAGCCAGTAAATGGAAACGCGGTGCAAAGCCTGTATTGCCAAGTGATGAGCTATAAGTAGAAGACGATGGAAGAATAGTGAAGGTTATCTTTAATTCTAACGCTTTAACTGATACTTTAGTCCGGTTTTCATAGGTAACGGTTAACACCATCGAAAAATATTTCATCACAAAAATTGTTGTTGAGCTATTTCATACCCTGCTCCCTGATGTCAGTAAAAGGCAGAAGAACAAGTGATGGACGGTAGTGTGCCTGATGGTCACCACTCTCAATCAGCTGTATGAGCATACAGTTATAATAAGAAATCGGTGATTTTGGTGAATTTCCAGAGTATATAGTGCACCCACAATTCTCGATTAATACTAATTCTCGCCTTGTCAGAACATGGCAAGTAAGGCTCAATTAAGTATTGTATAAAAAATCGATAAATTTTAATCAGTTGAAAGTTGCAAAGAGAACTCATTCGTGCGGATGTTCAAAGTAAAAAGCGGAATTCGCACTAAAAAGCGTTATGCACATAGAGTGTTTAATCAGGATTTTGGCATTAAATGAGTTATTTGAAAAGAAAAACGGGAAGAAATAGTCAAATCGATTCACTTCCAAATTACACTGCCGCTGGTTCTTATTGTTTTTTTAGCCAGTGTATCGAATTAAACGATTTAGAAAAAAAAGACTTATTGGCATTTACAGATACTAGTAAATCTATAGATGAGAACCATCAAGCAATTCTTAAATTTGGTCCTTTGCTAAATCATGAAGTTAAACACTGGTATGACGCTCATTCAACGCTATGGGGGCTGAGGTTTCTAAGCGATATTTACCATTGCAGAAATGATCTTTATGAAGCGGAGAAAAGTGGCATATCGACAGAGTTGCCACATTTTTACCGGCAGTTAGAACTGTTTGATAAAGTGCAATATATTAAATTCCCTAAATATTATTCAACTGCGAACCCAAAAGCTAATACATCAGCACCTTGGAAGTATAATTATTCAGCAGGAATAATGTTTAATAAATATGGAAAACCAACTGATAGAAACATATTTTTTACAAGGTTTGCAAATAACAACGGGGAGTTGATTGCTAGGGTTCCTTTTAGTCTTTGTTCGCTCTTGGAATCTTCGGCTGTTGCTCAAGAGCTTAACGCTAAAGTAAGGGTCATAGGTCTTATCGAAGATCCCGTTTATAGAAAAATAGAAAGTAACAAACTATTAAAAGAAATGATGGCAGACTTGTATAACGAGAATCTAGTTGAGTATTCAGTGGTAGCACATAAAATATCAAATTCGTTTACTATTTCTGATGCATTAGAAGCTTATAATATTGCAGCTAAGCTAACTCGATTAATACTAAACCTACCTGATGACATAATAATGTCATTAAAACCTAAAGATATGTTAAACGCTAATTTTGAACATTTTATTGCACCGTATGAAAATGCATTGAAATATGTTGACCATGGAGCCATATTTTCACTTCTTGTGGACTCTCTACATAGTGAATATCAATTAAAAGGGGTTCAGGTAACTAGTGATAATTTAGAGCAGTTATTAGCTGAATCTTTTAAAAAGCATCTTAATTTAACGCTATTGGAAGTGTTTGAAAGGTCAAAGGAAGAATTGAAAAAAATATGCTCTCCAGTTGGTTTCGATTTAGATAAAGAGCATATTGATTCATTGTTTGAAGTAGGAATTAAACTACATAATGACTTTGGTCTCATTGGTAGTCATTATATTAACCTTGATGAAAGTTTAGTTCCTGACTTTGTTCTTGGTGATGGGAGTTTTGTAAGTCAGCAGGGAGAAAGTCAAGAAGATTTTGAAAATAGATATTTTCAATTAACTGGTTATTTTGATTATCTATCAGATTTTTCAAAGGCGTGCATTGTTTAAAATAGTGCATAACAATGCCTTGAAGCGGAACAAAAACAGTTGGCTTTGTTTTGTACCTCAACAAGTATAGCCAACTGTTTTTGTTCCGCTTAAGGCGGCGTTAGCAATCAGGAAAAGTTAAAATAGAGGCATACATTGAAAAGTATTTTCTTAGAGACTGTCAAAGAGAATTACTACTATGAACTTGAAACTAGAAACTCAATATTTGGTAGGTTGCAGCTAAATCTTGCTGTTTATACAGTTTTTTTTGCAGTTATTGCCTATATGGTAAGGGTTGTAGACTATAAATCAGATACTGCCTTGATTTTACTTTTTTACTTTTTCACTTTGTTTTGCTTATACCTGGTCTCAATTTCGTCATTCTTTTCGTACAAGACACTAACAAGAATGGAGTACAAGCTTATTCCTTCAGCAGACAGACTAAATGAAAAATATAAATCATTTGCTGAGTACGAAAAGGAAATGGTTCAATACAATAAAGACCATAATCAGAATTTTCCTGTGCCATGTCGTGAAGATAAAATGAGTGAGTACTTATTAAACTCCTATTCCATTTGCGCCACACACAACTCAGATATTAATGAAAAAAGAAGACAGTGGAATCAAAAGGCACTGGTATTTCTAGTTCTATCTAGCATTCCTTTAGCAATTGCAGCTTCCATATTTGCAATTTGTGATTTAGATGCATCCTCTCCTAGAAAGGAATTCGCTATACAGAATGTATCTCAGAACAGCAAACTAAATGAAATCAATAAAACCTTGCTTGAAATAGGCAAGAAAATCGAACCGTCACAGTACATCGAGGAGTCAATTATGTGTGACGAAGAAAATGTTAAAGTACCACCACCACCACCTGTAAGCCCATCAACTAAGGGGGAAAGTGTGTATTCAACCGAGGATATAGATTCTCAAGATGTTGTAATTCCAAATGAAGATGGGGGAAATGATAGCTAACAATCTGTTTAAGAGTGATTCGAAACGCATGGCATTTTTACTATGCGTTGCATTTAGTGTTTAAGGTAGTGTGGGGGAGCTTTGGTATTGCGTTGTTCACACCTTAACAGGGCGTTAGCCTTTCGAGTTGCCCACGAATACTGGACACTTCATTGGATCTAACAATAGGTGTCTACTTTTCGTGGGTAACACTACTCTCAATTGTCAAGGGCAAACATCAACATTTATAATTAAATTTATGGATAATATTGCAAGATCAGTTTTAAGGGACAAAATTAAAAGTCTCAAAGCAACGTATTTTCAAGATGGCCTAGATAAAATATTCTTAGTGATCTATGAAGATAGATTCACAAGGATAAAGCAAAAGCATGATCAAGGCTCAGACGGAATAATTGATAACAATACGATAATTGCAGCCTATGCTCCAGAGAATTATTCACTTAGTGATTTTAAGAAAAAAGTTGGAAGTGATTACAAATCTTATGAAGAAAATTGGATCAAAACACATCCTTGCTGGATGGTAGTTACAAACTTAGAACTTTTGTCTTCAATGCAAAAGTATGTAGATGGCTTAAAATCAAACTCCAAAACTTTATGCATAGAAGGAATAGTAGAGCTAATAAGAAAGCAAACATGGTCAAAAATAAATTTAATTTTTCAATCCTTAGATATACCTGCGCATTATTTATCAAATGATGTGGTTGGCACTGTAATTGAAGACCTAATTAATGTAAGCGATAACGAAACTAAAATAGCGCCTTACCAGAAACCAATATATATTGAGGAAAAGGCTGAAATTAATCTAAGTGATGAAGAGTATGATGCATTTATTGATGAGTATGAAGAATTTTTACAGTTGTTTTCATTGATGAAAAATATAATACAAAACCAAGAACCAAAATCCATACAGGCATTGAGAACAAAGATTAGAAATACTTTTAATTCGACTAAAGGAGAGTTCTCGTCTCGTTTAAACACGACATGTGAGATACTAGCAAGCCAAAAGTATAATGACGACTACTATATGTATCATATGAGAGCTGTTCTTTTTTACTTCTTTGAGCAGTGCTTATTTGGAAAAAGAACAAGTGAGGAAAAAAGGGTATGATCAATGCCCATATTGAAATGAATCTTAATGACCACATGGTGGTTATTGCAACGTATATCCTTGAAATACTGAAGTCAAAGCAAGGTGAAAGTGTGACTGAAACTCTTATGAGAGAGTTTTTATCAAAAAATGATTCATATACTCCTGACCAATTCTTTGATTCTTTAACTCTATTATATTCTTTAGGCTTTATAGATATGCAAGAATATAAGGTTGTAGCCAACTATGTTTAAATTAAAATCGTTAAATTCTGAAACAAATCTGTTTAAAGAAGTAGAGTTTAGAGATGGCTTAAATATTATTCTTGGTGAGTATACACATCAAGATAAGGATATTAATGGAATAGGTAAAACAACAGTAGTCAAATTGATTGACTATTGTTTATTAGCTGATGGACCGAAAGCTGCTTTTTTTAGTGAGAAGTACAGTTTTTTAAAGAATCACACAGTAACACTCGAATTTAAACTAAATGAAGTAAGCTATAGAATAAAAAGAGACTTTAAAAATAAAAAAATAGCCTATTTTTCAGAATCAGTAAAGCCTTACGTTGAGTATGATGAAGCTGACCTGAAACTTATATTATTTCGAATATGTACTTTAAATGATATGTATTCAGGTGTTTTTGATCTTTCATGGTTTAGAACAATCATGAGTTTTTTCATACAAGATGATCACTCATTTCTTGCAAGAGATGCAAAAGATGTAATTAAGTTTATTTCTGTCGGCAAGAGGAAGTCAGAATTATTATTTCTAAATATGTATTTACTAGGTATTAATAATTCAAACATATGGAAGTTTGATCAGTCTAAAGTTGAATTAAAGCAGTTTCAATCAGACCAGACTAGAGTAAGAAAACAAATAACAGAGAGCTCAAATAAATCTGTTGGAGCATTCAGAGCTGAAGTTGATGATATAGAAAGAAAAATATCAAGTTTTGAAGAAAGTCTAGATCGATTTGAATTTGGTTCCAGTTACTCTGTTGCTGAAGAGGAAATCAGTGTTCTGAGTAAGGAAATAACAGAGCTAAACAAAGATTATATCACAATCTCAAAAAAACTTAATGACATTAAGGCGAGCTTAAAAATATCACTTGATGTTGATGTAGATAGAATAACCAATCTCTATGGTGAGTTAAGCCTTCAGTTTTCGGATTTTATAAAAAAAGAATTTGATGAAGTTATACAATTTAGAGAAGATCTTGTAGCAAATCGAAGTCTATTTCTCAGTAAAAGAGAAAGTGATTATACAAGAAAGCTAAGTAGTATAAAGGAGAAAATAATTTCGTTGGAGTCAAGACGAGGCCTGCTTTACAAAAGGTTGGACGAACAAAATGCTTTCGACTCTATAAAGTCAGCATACAAAACGCTTCTAGAAGAAAAATCTTCACTTGATTCGAAAAATGGATATTTAATTCAGCTTGATAATATTGAGTTAAATATTGCCGAAAAAAGAAATGAAACCACTGGAATTGTAGCTGACATTGTAAAAGAGAAAAATCAAATTACTCAGCAGCTTGAATCTGCTAAGAAAATTTTTCTTGATATTGTAGATAATTCAGTAGACACCATAGATACTGATGTAAAGCCTCATTTAAGTTTTGATGCACGATCACATGCAAGCAGTCCTATCAATGTATCTATTGAAGTTCCCAGAAGTAGTTCTCTAGGAAAAGGAAGATTTAAAATACTTGCGTACGACCTAGCATTATTTCTCAATTCTTGCCTCGCTCAGAGATCACTGCCTAAGTTCCTGATTCATGATGGTGTTTTTCATGGCATATCACATAAAACAAGAATTAATTTGTTGAATTATCTAGATGAAAAATTAATTTCAATGGGAAATGTTCAATATATAATAACCCTCAATGAAGACGAAATAACCTTTCCAGATGAAGAGATAGAGAAAGCGAAACTTAACTTTAATCTTGAAGACCGAGCGATAATAAGGCTTGAGGACTCTCCAAGTAGCATGCTTTTCGGAACAGAATTTGGGTAAGAGAGCTAACAAATATTTCCAGTACGTTCCGGGGCTTCGCCCCTCCATCCTGATCTTCCCCCGTTTTAGTGGACACCTAAATCCAACTTGAACGGGGGCATCTGTCTACATAGGCGAATCAATGATTATTGAAGTGTCCAAAAAGTGTCCACCAAACTGACCAATAACCACTTTTAATAACCCAAATGGACACTTTTTACTATTACGGATTGCTTTAACCTATTGATATTTAACGAGTCCTTGCTTTGTTGCAAGGA